AAAAGTGATTTAGCAGGCGAACCTGTTTCAAATAAAAGCTACGAGGAATATTACGACGATTTAATATGAGTTTAGAAAACGTAATTTATAAATTACAAAGAAATTTAGATAAAAGAATACAACAATTGGCAATCTCGGTAACGTCCGGAGGGGTTGACAGTATGGAAACATACAAGTATATAATAGGACAAATAAATGCCTTAGAGGCAACTAAACAGGAAATCTCTAACCTGCTTAATGAGAAGGAGCAAAATGAAGGAACAGTCGTCGATATCAACACAAAAAATCCAATTACCAAATAAGGATTTAGTTGGTTTAAAAAGATCAGAAGAACAAAAAGAAGTCACAAAAGAAAAAACAAAATTACCCAAACCTACTGGTTGGAGAATGCTAGTTTTACCATTTAGAATGGATGAAAAAACTAAAGGCGGAATCTTACTAGGAGATGAAACTATAGACCGACAACAAGTTGCATCGCAATGCGGAAGTGTACTTGCAATGGGAGACGCTTGTTATAGGGATAAAGAGAGATATCTACATGGTCCATGGTGCGCGGCTGGTGATTGGGTGGTCTTTGCACGTTATGCAGGATCACGTATAGAAATTGAAGGTGGAGAAGTTCGTCTTTTAAACGAAGATGAAATATTAGCAACCGTACAGGATCCAACAGATATCTTGCACAAATACTAACATAGGAAGGAACTATGCCAGAGGAAAATAAAATAAAACAAGAAAACCCAAAAGTAGATTTAGATACTTCAGGACCTGAAGTCGATGTAACTTTACCAGAGGAAGTAAAAGAAGAAGTAGTAGAAACCAAGGAAGAAGAAACAGTAAAAGAAGTAAAAGAAGAAGAAGTTAAAGAAGAACCAGTTAAAGAAGATGATTCTAAGTTAGAGGAATACAGTAAAGGTGTTCAATCACGTATTGCTAAACTCACAAGAAAAATGAGAGAAGCAGAACGTAGAGAAGGCGCTGCTGTTGAATATGCTCAAGCTTTAGAATATCAAAGAAAACAAGATCAGTCTCAATTTAAAAAAATGGATACTGATTATTGGTCGAGATTTGAGAAAAATGTAAAAACAGGAATGGAGTCTGCTCAAAAAGAATTAGCAGGCGCTATTGAATCTGGAGATGCAGCAGCTCAAGTTGAAGCTAATAAACGGATTGCAACATTAGCCTTTGATAATGCTAAATTAGAGCAAGCCAAAGCAAATAAACCAGTTGAACAGGAACCTGTACAACTATCAGACGGTGGAAGATTACCACAGCAAACTCCGCAAAGTTTACCGGAACCTGATCCTCAAGCAGAAGCTTGGGCTAGTAAAAACACATGGTTTGGCAAAGATCGAGCCATGACCTTTACTGCCTTTGAAATTCACAAGGATCTTGTAAATGAGGGATTTGACCCTAAATCGGATGACTATTATTCTGAAGTTAATAAAAGAATAAAAGTTGACTTTCCTCATAAATTTGCTAAAGGTGGTGATGTAGAGCAAACGTCCAAGACCAATCAGTTGGTTGCTTCAGCTCAGAGAAGCGTAAGACCTGGACGCACAACTGTGAGACTCACATCTTCACAGGTAGCAATAGCTAAAAAATTAGGTGTGCCACTCGAAGAGTATGCAAAACAAATAAAACTCACGGAAGGAGCATAAGCATATGAAAAAAGAAACAAAAGAAACTTCTCGTGCGAGCCAAACACGGTCAAATACTGAAAGACCAAAAGTGTGGGCTCCTCCATCTTCTCTAGATGCACCCCCTGCACCTGATGGATTCAGGCACAGATGGATACGGGCAGAGAGTTTAGGATTTCAAGATTCTAAAAATATCTCTGGAAGATTAAGATCTGGTTATGAATTGGTGAGAGCCGATGAATATAAAGATACTGATTATCCTGTAGTCGCTGAAGGAAAATACAAGGGGATTATCGGGGTTGGTGGCCTTGTACTCGCAAGGGTGCCCGAAGAAATCGCGAAGCAAAGAACTGAATATTTTGCTAAACAAGCAGAAGGTCAGAACGAAGCGGTAGAACACGATTTAATGAAGGAAGAGCATAAGAGTATGCCTATTGACGTAAGTAGGCAGTCTCGCGTAACCTTCGGTGGTACAAAGAAATAATATTTCTTAAACTATCGATTTAAATCAACCCGTTTACATTTATGTAAACATTAAGGAGTAATAACATGGCTAATAGAAACTCAGCCGGTTTTGGGTTCAGACCAAGTGGAACGTTAGGTAATACACCTGCGACTCAAGGTCTATCTCAGTACTGGATTGCTTCCGCAGCATCAGTTGATCTTTTTAACGGAATGGCGATGAAATCGTCAGCAGGTTATATGATTACTGGTGAAAGTGCAACTACAGTTACGACTATAGGTGTTCTTTACGGAATCTACTATAATGCAGCATCTACTTTGAAGCCTACATGGGCACATTGGTATGATGCAACAATTACTCCAGCAAACAGTGAAGACACACAAGCGTTTGTTAATGATTATCCTTTCCAGAAGTATACTATAGCTTCAGATGCAGCAGTAGCAGCTAATGTTCCTGCAGCTCACGTGAAGTTTATGGAAACTTTCTCCGTGTATGCAAATACAGGCGGAAGTACTTCAACAGGTAAATCGTCAACAACTCTTGACATCGGCGCAACGCATGCAACAACACACTCTTGGAGATTATTAAGAAGTGCTGAGGAGGTTGAAAACAGCGACCTTACAGCAGCTTATTGTTCTTTAGAGGTTGTTTCTAACTTGTCCGAATTTGTCGGAACTGGAACATAATAGGAGCATAATAACATGGCTATATCACGAGCACAGCTAGTGAAAGAACTAGAACCAGGTTTGAATGCACTATTCGGCCTGGAGTACAAACAGTATGAAAATCAGCACGCTGAAATTTATACAACAGAATCATCTGACAGAGCTTTCGAAGAGGAAGTAATGTTAAGTGGTTTTGCAAACGCAAACGTTAAAGTGGAAGGATCAGGCGTAGCATACGATGAAGCGCAAGAAACTTACACTGCACGTTACACACACGACACTATTGCTTTAGCATTCTCAATAACTGAAGAAGCTATTGAGGACAATTTGTATGACAGACTTGCGTCTAGATATACAAAAGCTTTAGCAAGATCTATGTCTAATGCGAAACAAGTAAAAGCAGTAACACCTTTGATTCAAGGTCTTCCTTCAACGGATAATTTTGATTCTGGTGATGCTGTATCTTTGTTCACAACTAACCACCCAACGGTTAGCGGAACAGTAGTTAAAAATACTTTAACAACGCAAGCAGACTTAAACGAAACATCATTAGAGCAAGCATTGATTGACATTGCTGGCATGACTGATGAACGTGGAATCAGAGTCGCATCAAGAGGAATGAAAATGGTCATTCCTTCAGCTAATCAGTTCAATGCTGAGAGATTAATGAAATCTCCAGGCAGAACTGGAACAGCAGATAATGATATCAACGCCGTCGCGTCTATGGGAATGGTTCCTCAAGGTTATAGAGTGAACAATTTCTTAACTGACACAGACAGTTGGTACATCATTACTGATGTCCCTAACGGTATGAAAATGTTCCAAAGAGCAGCTTTAAAAACTGCTATGGAAGGTGATTTCGATACTGGCAACGTTAGATACAAAGCTAGAGAAAGATACTCGTTTGGAGTGTCTGACTATAGAGGTATCTTCGGTGTTGAGGGTGCGTAATAACTAATTAATGAGGCCGCCTCAAAACGGCCTCATTTTAAATATAGAAAGAAAAAATGAAAAAATTCCTCATAAATATCTGGGCATACGATTATCATGCTAAATTTGAAGTTTTAGCGGAGGATAATGCCCTTTCCATTGAAAAATCTATCCTTGACAAATTGGGAGAAAAGAGTATAAAGTGGGAATCAACGGGAATGTATAAGCACATTCCTAAAAGAATAACCTATGAGGAGGTTATAAATGACCGAAGACCTATACACTACAAAGAGGTCCTTGGAGTTAGAATGGCAACAGGAGCACCTGAAGGAAGGTAGATATACTTTGCATATGGGACATATCGACAAAAAAATTCAGGAAATTGTTAAAGAGATTATTGCCAAAGAGTTTGAAGAATCTACTCTCCGTAATAAAGTAGAAGAATCCAAGGCTCAAGTTTCGATAGCCACTTAAGCGCTATCAAAAATCAATTTTTTTCCTAGGGATCGCTTGCACTCTATTTAAAAATAACATATAAATTCATCACTATACAATTAATTTAGAACATAGACGCGTGTAGTCGACGGCCTAGAGACTATGTTCAGAAACTAGGAGGATTTAATTATGGCAACAACAACGTTTAATGGAACAGTACGTTCCGATGGCGATATAAAAGCAACAACTAAGAACACTACTACAGGAGTATTTGTAGATTACGCTGTTATAAAAGCAGCGGGTGGTATGGAGGTAGAAAAAGTTGCAAGCACTGGAAACAACATTGTAGCAGTAGGTACTTCAACAGGTACTAACAATGGAAGTTTAGGTACAGCAGCTACTATTTTCAAAATCACACCAAATGCGCATGGGTCAGGAATTGCTGATGATGCAATTAACACTTTTGTTAATAAAATTGGTGGTCTTATCTACACTACTATTCTAATCGATCTACATGGTGGATTAGCTTGTGGTGGTTCTGCTGACGATGTTATTGGTACTGATGGTGGAGCAGCTAATGCTTACATCGCAGAACTAACAACTGGAGTTAATGGTATTCCATTCGAAGTAGAAATGGCGTGTTTAGAAGCACCAACAGGTGGAGACCCAGATATTAATTTAGTATGTTCAGCGACAGCTACTGATGCAGAAAATGCAGCAGTATCAAGTCCAACAGTTATACTAAACAATGGTGACCTTGCATTAGGTCAGTATGTATCAGCAGATGGTGGAGCAACACTTGCGGCGCTTTCACTAAAATATCTTTACCTAACTTGTGGAACAGCTACTGAAGCTGCTTACACAGCAGGTAAATTAGTTATTAAAATCACTGGCGCAGCTTTTGATTACAATAACGGTTAATAAATAAATCATGATGGGGCTTCGGCCCCATCTAGTAATCTTGATTAAGGAGGGATTATGGCGGATGTAGTAACTGGACCAACTATCTTACAACAAAATGATGCAAGAGTGGTCATTAAAATAGTAAATCAATCAGACGGATCAGGTGCAACAACAGTATTTGGTGACGTTTCGGCAATGGCAACAAACGAGAATGGAGCATCTTGTCTTCACTTAGTATTACAAAGAATATGGTTTTCATGTCAAGGTGGTGATGGTGGAGATTCATACGCACGTTTAGACGAAGAAGACGATGACGGTGATATTCCAATTATCGGTTTAACAGGAACAGGCTACTGGGACTTTAGAGAATTTGGCGGAATGAAAACTGACAAATCATCGAATACTAATGAAAGTGATGTTAACTTAGTTGTTCCAAGCACAGCTGATGCCGCGAACATGTATACAATTGTAGCAGAATTTAAGAAGCTATATTAGGAGGTAGCGCATGGCGAATACTACTTCTGGAACAGTCACTTTTGACAAAACGTTTTCTGTTGATGAAATTATTGCTGAAGCCTATGAGCGTATAGGTTCACAAGTAACTTCTGGTTATCAATTAAAAACAGCAAGAAGATCTTTAAACGTTCTTTTTCAAGAATGGGGTAATAGAGGTTTGCACTACTGGGAAGTAGCTGAAACTAATATTGATGTTATCGAAGGACAAGCTGAATATACTTTTTACAGAGCATCAGGTGATGGAACAAGTTCCGTAACAACTGCTCCAGCAAGCGTTTATGGTGTAGCGGATATTCTGGAAGCAACACTTAGATCTGACAGAACAGCAACAGGTCAATCTGATTCTTCTCTTACAAAAATAGCTAGATCTGCTTATTCAGCATTATCAAGTAAACTTTCTAAAGGAACTCCAGCACAATATTTTGTTCAACGATTCGTGGACAAAACAACTTTAACCGTTTACCCAACATCAGATTCAACAAATGCATCTAAAGATATTCATATTTATTATGTAAAAAGATTGCAAGATGCAGATGCAACTTACACAGATGCAACAAATATTCCATACAGATTTGTGCCTTGTATGGTTTCAGGACTTGCATTTTATTTAGCACAAAAATTTAACCCACAATTAGTACAACAAATGAAATTGTTGTATGAAGACGAGTTAACACGAGCATTAGCAGAAGATGGTTCTTCAGCGAGTACTTATATAACTCCGAAGAATTACTACCCGAATATATAGGAGGAAATTATGGCAAGTAAATTTTTTACAGAAGCACTGAAAGCAGCAATAAAAAAAGCAGGGGTTACAAAACCTACTTTTCCT